GTCCTCCACGATCTGTATGCCACTTATGGTCTCAACGTGGGCACGGCGACGGGGGCAGGGGCGGGGGATGCAGCCTACAGCGGCGACCTAACTCCTGTCAGGGGCGGGACGACCTACACAGCCTACGCCTACGTTCCGCTCGCCTCGTCCCTGACCAATACGTCCTGGGATGGGGATGCCAAGAACACGGGCACCTATACCCTGACGCCCGCTAACTTCGGCTATCCGGCAACGGCGAAGGCGGTGGTGGTCAGGTTGGCGGCTAGGTGGGCAAGCGCGAATGATGGCTACGCCTTCTATGCGCGCAACGCCACGGCGGGGCCGACGGCAAACTGCAAAGCCCTCGTGGCAAACTTTTATGACGAGGCGGTTGGAACAGTGTCCTGCAATGCCAGCGGCGAGTTCGTTGTGATCGTTGCGGGGGCGAATGCGAGCAACGTGGTGGTTGAGGTCGTCGGCTATTTCATCTAGGGATGGCATCGAGGCCGACGATGGCAGACGCAACGTATTCTGCGACGATCTGATTACCCGCGGCGGTAAGGTGGAGTCGGTCGCTGTAATACAAGGGGTCTGTCTCCTGCCCGGCAAGGCCGATGATTGGATCGGCCCCAACGTCAACCAGTACATCGGCGACCCCTGGCCACGCGACTCGCAGGCGGGCATTGATGTTCTGGCGATCCGTCTCGAACGTGGGCGGCATACCGCGCGTGCCAGTTTTAGAGCGCGGGAGTAGCGTCAGCAGGACGACGCGCCAGCCGTGATCTTTTCGGTCCCGGCAGTAGGTGGCCAGGTGTTCGTAAGCGTCGTTTGGGGAAGCGCCGAAGTACAGGTCGTTCGTGCCCTCCCAGACCACGATCACACCAGGGCGCGCCGGGTCGTAGAGACCATCCGCTTCTTCCATAGCATCACGCAGCATGTCTGCCGTCGTCTGTCCGCTCACCGCGATGCTCACGGTTTCGGCGGAATAGCTGGCAGTATCAAGAAGTTGCGCGACCATATCGGGGTATTCCGCGCCGACGGGTGCAACACTCAGTGAGTTACCATCGAACACGACAAGGGTTGGCGGCGGTAACTCGCGCAGCACCACGGGTACATAGAGCGTATCCGCTCGGGCCGACGTCGCGCAGAGTAGCGCAAGAGCCATAGTTACGATGAGTCTTTTCGTGTTGGCCTCCATCGAAGTGCTTGCGTCCATTATAGCACGAAACGCGGATCGGGAACGTAAAAATCACACTAGGAGGGAACATGGAGCATTCACTGAGTCCGGCACGGCAGCGCGCCATCGCGGCGCTCGTTGCGCAGCAGCAACAGGCAGTGCGGGCGTTTCAGGAGTCGTTCACCGACCTCGCGGCGCTGTACGCCACGGACGCCGGTATCGACGGCGAGTGCGTTTTCGCCAACGACGACAAGGGCGAGATCGTGCTCAGGGAAGTCGAGGCGAAAGAGGAGGTCGATGGCGCTAGCGATAGTTGACCTGCGCGGCTCCCTTCCCACCACCGACGCCTACCTCACGCGGCGCAACCCGCCGACGCTGCTCGTAGCGCACCACTCGGCCAGCCCAGCGAGCACGTCCATTCGCGCCATCGCCGAGTACCACGTCGGCACGCGCGGCTACATGGGCATCGCGTATCACTACTGTGTCCTGGCGGACGGCTTTGTCGCGCAGACCAACGACGATATGAGCGTTTCTTGGCACGCCGGATGCGCTGCCTCGCACGGCTCCGACTGCCCCGACAACGCGAACACCTACGCCATCGGCGTGTGCTTCGTGGGCGACTTTACCGCTGCCCCGCCCCCCGAGGCGCAACTTGCCGCCGGTCGCGCGCTCGTGGCCCACTTGCGCGACAAGTACGGCAACCTGCCCGTCATCGGCCACAAGCAGGCCCACGGCTGCGCCTACACCGCCTGCCCTGGCGCGGCTTTCGATGTGGCGGCGCTTGAGCCGGTGACGGAGACGCCCACCCTCACTGCGGCGCGCTGGCACGCGGAAGAGGCGACGCGCGAGCTGGAGGATGCGCTTGCCGGGCTGGACACGGCCGTCGCCAGAGTGAGGGCGGCGCGGGCGCGGCTGGCGGAAGAGGTGACGCCGAGGCTGTATGAGCTGGAGGGGAAGTAGATGCTGACCACGATTCACGCGCAACGGTTACAGGGGTGGTACGTCCCGTTCCTCACCGCCCTCGGCGCGGTGTGGGCCAAGATCGTGAACCCTCCGCGCGGGGCCGATCCGCTGCCCGGCGTGCGCAAGGCGATTCGGATCCACACAGACGCCTGGGATCGCGCCTACATCGCCCGCGGCTACGAGGGCGGCCGCGATTACGTACGCAAGATGTACGATGAGCACTGGCGTTACTATCTCGGCTGGGGCAACGTCGCTTTCGAGCTGCCCAACGAGCCGGACTGCAATAGCAACGAGGGACTGGAGCAGCTGCGCCTCTTCACCCTCGGGGCGATGTACGAGGCGGCAATCCTCGGGATCACGCTGATCGTGCTCAACCTGGCCGAGGGGAACCCCCACGATAACGGGCTTTCCCAAAATGGGAAAAGTGACGCCGAGTGCCGCGCCGTCGAACGCTGGAAGTGGGAGCAGCTCGCCGAGGCGGTGTACAGGGCGGCGGAGGGCGGACACATCCTAGGACGGCACTGCTACTGGCGGCCCGGCGTCGAGGGGCCCGAGGGGCGCTACCACGCGCTCGGGCGGCTGCGATGGGACATCGAGCAGCTCGTGACGATGGGCGTCGACGCCGGCAAGCTCAAGGTCTTGGTCAACGAGACGGGGATCGACGGCGGAATCGCCAACCATCCGACGCGCGAGGGGTGGCAGGTGCTCACGAGCGCCGACGCCTACCGCGCCGAGATCTTGCGCGCCGAGGCCTACGCGCGGACCATCCCGCAGGTGATTGGCCTGTGCTACTTTGACTTTGGCTACGAGGATCCCTGGCGGACGTTCGACATCGGCGAGGGCTTTGCCTTCTCGCTGGTTGAGCCGCTCAAGGCGCTCGGCAATGCCGCGCCGCAACCCTCCACCCCCACGGCGCCGGCGCAGCCCTACCTGCCGGAGTACGTCGAGGCGGGGGTGTGGGATGCGCTCGGGATCATCGACAAGGACTGCTGGTGGACGGAGGAAGGGCGGCGCGAACGCGAGGCGGGGAACGCCGCCCGGGCGGATGAGATCGAGTTCAGCCGGATCCGGTGGCTGGCAAGCCGGCGGGCCAGACTGCTCGACCTGGCAACACAGTAGCGGGAGGTGCGAATGAACACCGACCAGTTCCTGGCAGTTCTGATACCGGCCATGACGGCCATCGTTGCGGCAGGCCTCACCTATCTGGCGACGCACCGCAATACCACCCGACAGGAGCGTGCTGACGCCATGACAGGATACGCCCAACTGTGTGACGATCTGCGCGCCATGATCGAGCTGAACAATCAGGAGACGGCGCGGCTGCGCCAGGAGCTGGCCGACCTCAAGTGCCGGTTTGAGGCGGATCGTGAGGCGTGGCGCCGCGAACGCCAGGCGCTACAGGCGCGCATTGCGGAGCTCGAGGCAATCAATCAACGCCTGGTTGCGCAACTCGAGGCGCTCCAGGCCAGGGCAGACGGAAAGGAGTGCCATGGGAGTTGAGCAAGTGCTCGACAAGGTGACCATCGCCGGAATCAGCATCCTCGTGTTTCTGCTGGTCTCGGTCGAGCTGGTCAAGCGCGTCTTCAAGCTGGAAGACGCCAAGGTCGTGATCGTGACGGTCGGGCTGGGGGTGGTGTACAGCTACGCCGCGGCCCTGGCCCAGATGTACCCTCTATTCGCGACGTGGTTCACGCCGTTGGCGATCGGAATCTTTGCCGCGGCGGCCGCCTCCGGGGTCTACTCGTGGACCAAAAAGCGGGGGCCGCCCGAGTCCTGACCACTATCACCCCCGCGGCCTGACGACCCGCGGGGCTCTCCTCCTGGGCGGCGCGCTCTACCTTGCCGAAGGGTAGAGCGCGCCGCCTCCTCGTGTCAGTCGAATAGCAGATGGCGAACGAGGTCCGACAGGTTGCCGCCGGACTCGGCGTCCGCGCGGGCCTGGGCGCGGGCCTTTTCCGCCGGCGTGACGCGGCAGCGAATCACCTCGGATTGCGTGTCGGCGTCGAGCGGCTCAACCAGCTCGATCAGGGCCGCGCGCTCTGCCGGAGTGAAACGCGCCTCGGGATCGTCCAGCGCCTGCTCCACCAGCCAGTTATAGCGCATCTGGAGCGTGCCGGCGCCGGCGCGCAAGGTCTTGATGGCCTCGCGCTGAATTGAGGGGCAGTTGACGGCGATGAGCTTGATGGCATCGGTGAGTTCCATGGTTTCCTCCTCATAATCGGTGTGGGGGCGCTACAAGCGCGCCAGTTCGCGTCGGATGCGCGCGGCCTCGGCCTCGATCTCGGCCAGGCGGGCTTCGAGCGTCGCGCGGCGCGCGTCGGCGGAGGCTAGGATCGTCACGTCGTCACTCTCGGTGACCAGGCCGGCGGGAACGTCGCGGATCTCGAGCACCACATCGGACGGCTCCAACCGCGGGTATTTCATCGAGCCGCCCGATGAAGCGAACCGGCCCTCGATGATCACCACGCCGTCGCCAAGCCGCACGGCCTCGTCACGGCCGCGGCGCTCGACGATCAGCCGCCCGGCGTACCAGAGCGGGTTGTCGGCCGAGTCGGTGACGCGGTAGCGGATCGTCACCGTGGCCGCCTCGACACTGCCGTCGGTGCCATAGATCGATCGGCAGATCTCGCGCACGCGCTCCTCGTCGCGCGCGTCGAAGCTCCAACGCTTGCCCGCGGCGTCCCAGCGGCCGCCGGCCTGGCGGGCGCTGGCCGGAAACTGCGGATGGTACGGCGCGATCACCGTGACGCGATCGCCGCTGCGCTCGACCCGGACGTTGACGGTAGCCATGGGGTCCCTCCTGGATCAGAACCTGATTGACTCTGTAGCTACATTGTAGCTACACTGTAGCTACAGCGCAAGGGGGATAGGGTTAACAGACGTAAAGATTCGGTGAGGATCGGGCGCGCCGTCTTTCTGGTCATGATGCTCCGCACACGAACGAGTGCGCCCAAGTTGGACCAGAATGTGGATAACTCAGGGGGTGGGGACGATCAGCGGGTCGGCCAGCGCGTAGAGGTAAACGTGCGCCTGGCCGGGGTAGAGCACCACAGTCTGTACGATCTGCGCCAGGACACGACGTTGCGCGGCGGTGTCCTGGCCGGCGAGCGATTCCACCAGCGCACCGGCGTCGCGCAGGGCATTGGTGAGCCGTACGCGAGCGACGGGAATCTCGTGCAGCGCGGTTTCGGCGGCGGCGAGGCGCGCGCGTGCGGCCTCCACCTCGGCACTTAGCGCCTGGACCTGGGCGTCGAGCTCGCGCAGCAGCGCCTCGGAGATGGCCACCTGGTGCATGGTCAGCGCCTCCAGCGCCCGCCGACGTCGCGCCTCGACGTCGGCAATCTCGGCGCGCAGGTCGTCTACCACCCGACGCAGCTCACGCTCGCGCTCGGCGAGGAGTTCCAGCGCGCGCTGGCGCAGGGCCCGCGCCTCGGGGCTGGTCTCGACCAGGTGCGCCGCGACGGCGGCCAGCACCGCGGCGTCGAGGTGTGGCGCGTCGACGATCGGCAACATGCAGTGCCCGTTGCCGCGGTTGCGGGCGCCGCAGATGTACTTGTGGTACACGTACTGACGGCCGGTAGGCGCATAGTGGAATGACCGCTTGCGGCCGATCACGGCCTCGCCGCAGATCCCACAGCGGACGGACGAAAGTGCATAGTTGTCGAGGCTGTGGCCGCGGGGGGTGACGTGATTGCTGGCGAGCCGCGCCTGAACGGCGTACCACACGTCGTCGGGGATCCACCGCGGCCAGGCGTCCTCAACGCGGATCGCCTCTCCCCGAAGCTCGCGCCCCGTGCGCCGGTCGGTGGTACGCCGACCGTAGAGCAGCACTCCGTGGAACGCCTCGTTGGTGAGGATGCGCCGCACGGCCTTGTTGTCCCACGGCGCGGCGGGCCCGGTCTTGGCGCGGCCGCGGCGATCTGCGGGGCGCCGGCGATACTCGAGCTCGCCCGGGGTGGGCACCCCCTCGCCGGCGAGCCAGCGGCCAATGGCGTAGAGCGCCTCGCCGGCAGCGCAGCGCTGGAACATCTGCTCGACCCACGGAAACCACTCCGGGTCCGGCTCGAGGCGGTGGTCGGCGTCGTGACGGAGGCCGAACGGCGCGCGCCCGTTGGGGTAGCGCTTGGCCACCTGTGCCAGGTACCGCATCTTGTCGCGAGTGCTCTCGGAGATATAGTCCGAGTAGTACTGCGCCATAACCCCTTGCATGCCGCGCATGGCGGCGCGCTGGGAGTAGCGCGAATACTGGGGCTCGGCCTCGTAGATCAGGTCGACGCCATGGTCGGCCAGGTAATGCTCAAAGTTGTGGCGATCGCGCTCGTTGCGGTGGCCGCGCTCGAGCTCGAGGATGTACACGACGTCCAGCGTGCCGGCGGCGACGTCGCGCACGCATCGCTGGACGTCGGGACGCGACATCGAGTGACCGGAATAGCCGTCGTCACGATACAGGGCGACGATCTGCCAGCCCCGCGCCGCGGCGCCGGCGCGTAGACGATGCTCTTGCTCGTCGAGCGAGACGCCGGTTGCGGCCTGGTGCTCGGTGGAGACGCGCAGGTAAAGGCCGGCGCGTGGGGGGGAGGCAGAGGTCACCGGTACTCCCATTGCGCGGCAAAGTCCTCAAACGTCGTGGACTTGTCCGAATAGCTGATGACGTCGAGGCGGCGCGCTCCCACCGTGCGCACCACGGCGCCTTCGTCATCGGCGATGTGGAGGGCAAAGGCGGCAAGGCCGTGATCGCGAAGAATGCCGACGGACGCCTCCATCGCGGGGCGCAGCGTGGCAACGTCGGCGTCAGGCGAAAGCCCCTGGACGCGCACGGCCAAGGTCTGGCCCATCCAGGTTCGGACGATCTTGCTGTCCATGACCGTCAGTCCGGTGGCCGCGACGATGTGTGTCGCCTCGTTGCGCGCTGCGATTAACGGGGGGACGGTCGCCGTAGGCCGTGGCGTGCGCGTGGGGGCCGGCTCGCCGGTGCGTACCTCGTAAAGTGCGTCGCTAGCGGCCTCCAGAGCAACGCCCGCTGCGGCGATGTGCGTCGAGACCTCGCGATCGGACTCTTGCGCCATGAACGCGAGGTAGCCGTTGATCGTTTCGTCCATCGAGGTGACCAGGAGAGCATGGGCGCTCGCGGCGCAGTCGGGGGGCTCGAGCTGTGAGACGTCGCGGCGCAACGCCTGGAGCTGCGAAATGACCGGCGCGAGCGATGCGCGGCCGGTGTGGTCGGCCAAAGTGACGGTATCGGCCCACGCCGCGAGGATAGGATCGACCTCGGCCAGGAAGGGGGCCGCCTGGATTGCGCAGGGCTCGGCCGTGGGGATCGCGGTCGGGGTCGGAGTGGGGGCCACCTGAACGGCGATGCCAGAGCACGCCGAGAGCGACAGGACCAATAGCACCAGGAGTACGACGCGATACATGATGCCTCCATGTTGCCGGGAACTCGCGCCGCCCCCACGGCGTTATCCCTGATATCCCATTTACTCGTGTGAACGTTTTGGGATGGACGATTATCGATTCCCCGTGATAGACTGTCGACGAACCGACGTTTTGCCTATTGACCCATGCTCGCACAAGGTTTACAATCTTTGGAGAACCGCCCGTTCCCCCCATGCCCCCACATTGGAGAACGCAATGGACAGCGACCTCAAAGCGGCGGAGTTGTTCTACATCCTCAAAGACATCAACTCCGATCTTCCTCATCAGCTTCTTGATCGACTCGCGTCAACCGCCGCCGCATCCGTGCATATTCAATCAACCCCTGTTTTTCCGATTCTGACAAGCCTTCTAGAAGGGGAGCTAGTTGCGCTATAAACTCATTCTCTCCCTCAGCAGGGGCGACGTATCCCGCCAGACGAAGCAGGAATTGCTCGGGCACCTCAAAATAGCGCGCTAGCCTGCGACAACTTTCCGCGGACGGTCTTCCACCACTGAGGTACCGTGATACTTGCGCGCGCCCCAGGCCAGCCCCCATACTAGCCTCGCGCGCCGATAGGTTCCGTTTTCGCAGTTCCGCGATCAGCCACCGCTGAAACTCTGACATAGGCTCCCCCCCCGGCAATAGACCCTCTCACTAGGTCGGACGTATTGTATCACAGCTATTGACATTCTGACAGACCCCTGCTAAAATGTCTGAGTAAGGTGGACGTATTGTATCAGAAGTCAGACGGCGAGGGGCCTAATGCGGACGACGCTTTTCGAGTGGGCAAGCGAGCAGGGTATCTCCATGCGGCGGTTGGCCCGCATGACAGGATACAGTGAGCGCCACCTCTACCGAGTCTGGAAAGAGCCGGGCAAGTTCCTCAATCAGGGCTTTGCCGATCGTGTGGTCGGCCGCCTGGGGGAGTGGGCGCGGTCTCTTTTTTTCAGCTCTGACGTCTCAGTAGAAGAGACGTATCGTCTTTCTGAGATACGCACTCGCCCCCAGGAGGCCGCATGACCACCCGCACCGCCCCGATCCGCGACCTCGATCGCGCCGCCACGGCCTTGATCTTTGCCGTCACCGGGCTCGACCTGGACGCGCTGGATGAGACGCTGGCCCTGGCCGGGCCACGCGCGGCGCTGGCGGCGCAGGCCCCGGCAGAGGACAGCGAGCTCACGGCCATCGAGGCACAGATCGCAGCGCTCGAGGCGCGCAAGGCGCAGCTGAAGGGGGCGGCGTGAGCAAGGAGGGGGCTATGAAGTGACGCCTAAACGAGCGACGGCCCACTGTGTCAGCAGTGAGCCGCCATGGGAACGGGAAGAACTGGAGCCAACGGGTGGGTCGCCCATCTGGCCCCAGAGTACCACGGATCGACCCGCAGTGCAAGGGGAAAGCACAACATCATGGGCGATTACTACGGCGGGCAGTACCTCGAAACCCGCCTCGGCGAGACAAAAAAGGGCGAACGGCTCACGGTCTACGCCGAGACGCACCAGCAAGATTATCACGTGCGCATGGCCGTTCTGGGCTACGAGTGGCGTATCGCGTTGAGTAGCTACCGCAACGAGGGTCTGGTCGAGATGCGGTTGTACGGATCGGTGGCGCACGAGGGGCTCGCACCGGTGATGGTGGACGGCGCTCACTTGCTCTCGGATGACGCGTATCGGTTTGGCGTATCCGTCGAAAAGACCCTCCGGTACCTCACGCCGGCGCAGCTCGACGAGTTCAACACGGCCCTCACCACCCCGGGCGAGTGTGACGGCGCTCTGGTGGATCAAGCAGGGTTACGGGGATTGGTGGACGGCGGATCGGTACTGTCGGTAGACGTCAAGGAGTACCCAACACCATGAAGACAAGCAAGACGTTTCAGCGAGCGATCGAAGAGCAGATGAACGACACGGTTATCGAGCAGCGGCACATCGCCAACTTGGACAGCTACGACCAGACGGTGTGGCGCGCGGCGCTGGACGGCACGATCACGCCGGCGGAGATGGCGGAGATCGCCACGGCGCGAGGGGTGTGCCAGGAGTCGGCGCGCAAGAGCCTGGAGCAGAACCGGATCGTGGCGTCGCTGCTGTCGGCCGAGGCGGGGCAGCTCGATATCTCGGCGGCCAAGACGATCAAGCGGTTGCCCGCGCTCAAGCTGTTGCCGGCGCGCGAGGCGGCCCACGAGCCGGAAGAGGACGCGGCAGCATGAAAGACATCTGCGTCCAGTGCGGCCTCGAGATGCAGGTCGGCCAGGTGGGCGTGGCGGTGATCGAGCTGTACATGGATCCGCCCGAGCCGTACACGCTGACCTACGCCGACACGCGCGTGTGCCCGAACTGCGGACGCGAAGTGGTCTGCCCCTCCAGCGCGGCACCGACGATCGAGCACCACGACGCCAAGTTCACCAAGAAAGTCGCCGATGCGCTCCAACTGGCCGAGGCCGGCAAGCTCCGAATCATCGAGGTCTACGAGCGGGCGAACATGGCGCCAAAGGCCGAGTGCCAAAAGTGCGCGCTGTGGTCCGTAGGGAACATCGCCTATGGCTACTGCAAGCACCCGCACAACATCGGGCAGATGCAGGCCTGGCCACTCTTCGGGCGGCTTTGCTCCTACTTCACCCCGCGCAAGGGGGCTTAACCCATGCGCGTCCGCAACCTTCACGGCTGCCCCATCACGACGCACACCGACGAGCTTCAGCACCTGCCCCTTCGCGGTCGACCGACGCTCCTGGCCGACCTGCTCGCTATCGGGGCAATCCTGATCATCGCGGTGCTACTCCTGGGGCTGATCGCGTACATCTCCTATCTCGGCGCGAGCATGCCCGGCGTCGCGATGGTGTTCGTCGGGATGCTCGCGCTGTGGCTCTTGGCGAAGGGCGGGATGCGGTAGATGTTGGCCCTCCTCTTGTGTGCATGGTGTGGCAAGGTGATCCGCGAGACCCAAACCTACAACGGGGATCCATCGCACGGAATCTGCCCCGAGTGCGCTGCGAAGATGATGGCGGAGATGGAGACCAAAGATGAAGCCGGCACTCAGCGAGCGGTATCAGGAGTTGGTGCAACGGGGCGAGACGCCGGAGGATGCGGCGTACCTGATGGATCTCGAGATGGTGGAGGCCCAGCGGCGTCGTAAGGCACGCCTCCAGGCGCAGCGTGAGGCGCGTGAGAGCGCGCCGGTTGCGGCGTAGTCAACAGACACAGTGAAAGGGGTATCGAGCATGGCACACCTACCGAACGGCAATGGCAACGGCGCGGACCTCGTGGGCCGGTACGAGCTGGAGGCGACGCACACCGCGCTCAAGCAGACGCCCGATGCGCTGGCCGAGGCCGCGGGCCGGTTGGCGGCGCTGCGTGGGTCGCTGATCGAGACCAAGGCGCACCTCGGCGAGGCCAAGGACCGCCTCAGTCAGTCGACCACCGAGGCGACGATGGCGGCTTACACCGCCGGCGTGCTGAGCGGCAAGAATCAGTCGGAGCGCGACGTGCAGCTCGCCGACTATCTCACCAAGGACAAGGCGGTGCAGACCGCCAAGGAGGGGCTGCGCCTCTGGGAGACGCAGCAGGCGGGGATCGAGGCGCGCATGGAGATCGTCGAGTCCGACTATCGCGTGGCGATGGCCCGGCTCAGCGCGGCGCGCGCCGACGCGGCGCTCCAGACGGCATACCTCCAGCTCCAGGCGGCGAGCGCGGAGCCGGAGCCCGAGGCCGAGTACCAGGCGCAGTTCTAGGTTCGTCACCGGGGCGCTCCGTGCGCCCCACCAGATTCCCATTGAGGAGAGACAGCATCATGGCCAAGTTCGAACGTGATGGCAGCGCCATGCTGGCCGCTACCCCGGCCGCTGACCTGGGGTGGCTCGATGAGGTGGACAGCGTCGATCAGTCGACGGTCGATACCGAGGGTCCACAATACCCGTTCGCGCAGTGGGTCCACGGCGACAAGCGGCTCAAGGCGATTGGCGGGGTGACCTACACCGGCGGGTGGTTCATGAACGACGCCCAGGGCGTGACCGCCGAGGATCTGACCGACTGGACGGCGGGCGAGCTGAGCCACGAGCAGGGCGAGGCGACGCCGGGGTTTTTCGCCCGCGACCTGACGGTGGCCGTCATTCGCTCGCGGCGCTGCTGGCGGGTGCGCGACGGCGATCAGACGCGGCTCTTTGCCTGGGAGGAGTACGAGCGCGCGCAGCAGGCCGCGGCGGGCAAGAGCGGGCTCAGCGGGCGCCTGCAGGTGCTGACGGCGATTCAGGGGCTGGAACACCTCGGCCCGATCGTGCTGACGATGGGAGGCTCGGTGTCGCGCGCGTTCGCGCCGGGTAAGTCGGGTGACTCGGTAATGAACGTCTTTGCGCGCACCGTCATCACGCCGGCGAATACCCTCGTGCGCAAGCGCGCGCCCAAGGGCGCGCCCAAGGGCGTCAAGCCCAAGGCGTGGCCGTACCGGGCCTTTTGGTTGACGGTCGGTCCGGGCCGTGACGCGCAGGGCGCCCCGATCTACACCACCGTGGGCGAGGGGTCGGCGACGTCGACCGTGTCGCTCCCCGTGGCGCTGGGGCTGGTCGACAAGCTGAGCGACGCCGAGCTCGGCCAGCGCTTTGTCGGCCGCGAGAACCTGGAGCAGTTCTCGGCCTGGTACACCGAGGCCGAGGAGTGGGCACACATGTGGGATGCCGAGGCGCTGAGCGGCGCCCGCGCGGCGCAGGCTGAAGCGGCGGCCGAGACGGAGGCCGCGAGCGACAATCCGGCCTACGTTCAGGAGGAGCAGATCCCGTTCTGAGTGGGTGTGATGCCGCCGGGGTGGTCGCGCGATCGCCCCGGCGGAGTCTTCCAGCGAGGTATAGAGCACCATGAGCACCGATTTGGACCTTCTGATAGAGACCCCCGAGCTGCCCGACGAGGACATCAACGTGCAAGATACGCTGCCGGGAACGGCGCTTTCTGTAGCTGAGGTGTTAGGCCCAAACGGCCTCCTGGCGCGCGAGATCGCCGGCTACGAGCAGCGTCCGCAACAACTCGCGATGGCCGACCTCGTGGCGCGCGCCATCGCGCAGCCCGCGACGGTGATCGTCGAGGCGGGGACCGGCGTCGGGAAGAGCTTTGGCTATCTCGTGCCGGTGATCCTCTCGGGCCACCGAGCCATCGTCGCGACGGCGAACAAGACGCTGCAGTCGCAGCTGATCGACAAGGATTTGCCTTTCCTCCAGCGCGTCATGGGCGAGGCGGGGTATCCGTTCTCCTTTGTCGTGGCGAAGGGCAAGAGCAACTATGTCTGTCTGGCCAAGCGCAAGCGCTGGCCGCTGCGCTTTGTGGCGTGGGCCGAGGGCACGGACACCGGCGATGTGGATGAGGCGCCGTGGGTGCCCGAGCCGGAGGAGCAGCGCAACCTGTGCGCCGGCGACGATTGCACCTCCACCAAGTGCCCGCACTGCGGCGAGTGTTTCTACGTGCGTGCGCGGCTGCGACGGTGGGACGCGGATATCGTCGTGACGAATCACGCGCAACTGTGCGTCCAAGTCGAAAATCCGCACGCGCAAATCCTGCCCGAGATGCCGGTGTGTATCGTCGATGAGGCGCACCAGCTCGAGGGGTACGCGATGGCGGGCCAGTCGAGCGAGGTGTCGCCCTGGTCGTTTCGTGGGCCCGCGGCGCCGTTTACCAACGAAGGACTCGCGCTACTCGAGGCGGTCGCCAAAGATCGGGTCGACGACCGGACGCAAGACGCGCTGATCGAGCCGACGGTGACCTTTCCCGAGGGCTTGGCGCTGGCACAGCGCATCCGCCTCAGCGCCGGCGACATCGCCGAGCAGGGTGAGTTCGAGCTGGATGAGGCGGAGGAGGCGGGCTACGACCACGATCTGGCGCAGGCCGCGGCGGACGCACAGCTGCTCCACAACCTGGCCGACCGCATCCAGGCGCTGTGCTCGGCGACGACCGAGGGCGCGGTGCGGCACATCGCGCTCCGCAAGGGAGCGCTCGTCGGCCAGGTGACGCAGTTCGACGTCTCGGAGACGCTGGCGCGCGTGCCGGCGATGTTCCACACGACGGTGTACTGCTCGGCGACTTTGGCGACAGACCGCGGCTTTGACTATTTCCAGGATCGCAACGGGATCGGCTCGGACTATCGCCGGGTGCACACGTTGCAGCTCGGCTCCCCGTTCGACTATCAGCGTCAGTGCCTGCTCTACCTGCCGATGGACCATGGCATGCCCGACCCGCGCCACAAGACGCGAGCCGCCTTCGACCGCGCGGTGCAGCGGCAGATGTGGATGCTGGTCAACGCCAGTGAGGGCGGCGCCTTGCTCCTCTTTACCTCGTATCAAGCGATGCACGCCGCGGCAAACACGCTGCGCGACCACCTAGACTATCCGGTGAGACGGCAGGGTGAGGCGCCCAAGTCCGATCTGATCGCGTGGCTCAAGTCGGAGCCCGGCGCGGTGCTGTGCGCGACGGCGTCGTTCTGGGAGGGGGTCGACGTGCCTGGCGATGCGCTGCGGTTGGTGGCGATCGACAAAATCCCCTTCGACGCGCCGGGGCCGGTGGAGCAGGCGCGGCAGGACGCCGTGGGGCCGCGGGCGTTTCACCAGCTCGTGGTGCCCGAGGCGACGCTCCGGCTCAAGCAGGGCTTTGGCCGACTGATCCGCACATCGAGCGATCGCGGCGTGGTGGCGCTCCTGGACCCGCGGCTGTGGGCGGAGCGCTACGGGCAGGGGATCGTCGAGGCGCTGCCCGATGCGCGGGTGGTGACGTCGATCGATGACGTGCGCGGGTTCTATGGCAAGCGCGCGGAAAGGGCGGCGTGATGGAGAACAGTGTTGCCACAAGTCAAGCCAACATCCCCGATAGTGGCAAAAGAAGGTCTCTTAACCCGGCGGCCGTCTACCTGGCGAGCCTGGCGCCCACTGGGCGATACTCGATGATGCGCTCCCTGGACCGGATCGCCGGCATGACGGGCCACACCTGGCAGACGATGCCATGGGCCGAGCTGCGCTATGAGCACGTCCAGGCGATTCGCACCAAGATGGCCGAGACGCACAAGCCCGGCACGGTCAACACCGCGCTCTGCGGCTTGCGGCGCGTGGCGCAAGAGGCGTGGCGCCTCGGGCAGATCGACGCCGAGACCTACGCGCGCATCAAGGACGTGCCCGCGGTTACCGGCTCGACGCTGCCCGCGGGGCGCGCTGTGGGATCCGGTGAGATGGGCGCGATCCTGGCCGCCTGTGGCCGCGATCCGTCGCCCGCCGGCGTGCGCGATGGGGCAATCATCGCCCTGGGGTATGGCGGAGGCCTCCGGAGGGCGGAGCTCGCCGGGCTCGCCCTCGAAAGCATCATTGAGGATGACGGCGAGACCATCACGATCAAGCTCGTGGGCAAGCGGCACAAGGAGCGGATCATCTACCTCGACAACGGCGGTGCCACGGCCTTGCGCGACTGGCTCACGGTGCGCGGCCATGAGCCCGGGCCCCTGTTCTATCGCGGCCTGAAGGGTGGCCACCTGACGCCCGGCGCCGGCATGACGCCCCAGGCGATCCGCGATGTAATCGTGCGGCGCGCGCAGCAGGCCAAGGTCGACCACCTAACCCCTCTCGACCTTCGGCGCTCTTTCGTCTCGGACTTGCTCGACGGCGGGGTGGATATCGCCACGGTGGCCAAGATGGCGGGACACTCCAACGTCCAGACCACGGCGCGCTATGACCGGCGCCAGGAAGAACCAAAAAGACGTGCGGCCAAAGTACTAAGGTTACCCGTTGTACGGCAGGAGGCTCCCCATGCGTGACCAGCGCCCCAGTATCCCTTGTGACGAGATCAAAGCCGCGTTGCTCGCCGATCCGGGAGTCAACGCAGAGTACGACAAGCTCGCTCCCGTCTATGACCTGATCGTGCTCCGGATCAAGCATGGCTGGACTCCGGAAGGCCTCGCCAAGAAGGCCGGCGTCAGAGCGCGAGACGTTGTGAGGCTGGAGAAGCTCAAGGGATCGCCAACGCTCGCCCTGTTGCATCGCCTGGCCAACGCGATGGACTATCAGATCGTGGTGCGCGTAACCTCGGAAGAGGATGCGCTGCGCGAAATGCGCCGGAACACAGCGCAAGACGCCGTGATACGCGCGGCACGCCAGTTCCTATCCACCTGGGGGCAGATCGATAGCACCAAGACCATTGCGGAGATCTGGGAATACTGGCTTGACGACCTTAAGGCCTTGCGAAACGCCGTTGACGCTCTCGAAAAATGACTGATCCACAAGATCCTCAGGAGGAACGCATCATGGCCACGAAATCCGACGCGAACACGGCCCCGATCCTGTACGAGATCGACCTGCTGGACGTGGTCGTGCCCATCATCGGGCAGACCAGTCTCATCTGCCACCGGTTCGCCGACGCGAACATCAAGATGATCGAGGACAAACAGCAGAAACGCGCGTCGCACGCCAAGCAGGCGCGCGACCCCGAGCAAGAGTGTTTGGACTCGCTCTACGAGATTACGCCGGGGGTGTACGGCTTTCCCGCGGTGGCGTTCAAGAACGCCATCGTCAGCGCCTGCCGCCAGACGTCGATGACGATGGCGTCGGCCAAGGGCGCCTTTCACATCCTCGGCGACCTGCTGGAGATCAAGCACCCCGACGGCGAGCCGATCCACTGGCGCCGGCGCACCGATCGCGTGGTGATCGGGCGCGGCATTACCAACATCGCCTATCGCCCCGAGTTCGTCGAGTGGGCGATCGACATCCCCATCCGGTTCAACGCCAAGACGATCACGGCGGAGCAGATCATCAACCTGACCGAGATCGCGGGGTTCGCCGTCGGCGTGGGGGATTGGCGGCCCGAATGCAGCGGCAATCACGGGATGTTCTACGTGCGCCGATAGTCGGGGCACGGCGCGGTTTGGCATCGTAACGCAGGGCATGGACAGGAAACGCGAGGTCGGCTCAGGCGTCGCTAGGACTGGTGAGGCAAGGCGAGGGGTTCTTATCCCTTAATCAACTGCCTGGGCTGGGCACGGCAAGGCGAGTTCTGGTAAAGCATGGTGAGGCTGCTCTTGGCTCTGCGTCTCTAGGCGGGGCGGGGCTCGGCACAACTACGTACGGCAGGGCAAGGCGAGGGGTTCTCATTCAATTCATCGACGCCAGCGCGAGGCGAGGCGAGGCCTTCCCGGGCGAGGCATGGCAAAACAAGGTTAGGCCTGGCATCGCCAAGGCGGGGTGGGGTTTGGCGCCGCAGTGTACGGCAACGTTCGGCAAGGCATAGCATAGCACGGTTCTTTTCACAGGAGGTCTATAACGATGGCCGAGTTTCAGTTCTTTGCCGCTCCGGGGGCCGAGTTTTCCGACGACGATGCTGCCGTGCTGGGGACGCGGTTCATCAAGCTGGCGCAAGAGGAACGCCTAACGCCGGAGCAGGTGGTCGAGGATGCGCGCCCCAAGGATTCGCCGACGCACCGGTATTTCGAGTGGGACGATGCCATTGCCGCCGGCAAGTACCGGCTGAGCCAGGCCGGCCACCTGCTGCGCAACGTGTGCGTCGTGCCGGCGCCGCATCGCGAGCCGATGCGCGCAGAGCAGTTCATGACGGTGCGCGCCGTTACCCACGGCGAGGCGAGCGGTCCACGCGTCGCATCGATGTCGCCGGTGGAGCACGCGCGGCGCGAGCTGGAGGCGTGGCGGGCGCGCTATGCGCCGGTGCCCGAGCTGCAGCCGATTGTGGCGCTGATTATCGACGCCCTCGCGCGCCTGGGCGAGAGCGAGGGCGTCGCGTTGGACAGGGCTCGGCGGGGCTAGGCATCGCATCGTGGGGCGAGGCCCGGCATGACCAGGCCGCGCCGAGGCCTGGCAGGGCGAGCCTAGGCTTGGCGGTGCATGGCAAGGATGGGCATGGCGCGGGATTCAAGGAGGATAGGCATCATGTTCAACGCTGAAGAAGAGCAGTCGAAAGAGATCGCACGGCGTGAGGCGGCGGTGATCGAGGCGGCGCGCCGCATGAAGAGGGAGCAGGATCGCGTATTCACGTGGGTCACGGAGAACACCAGCCAGGACGATGTGAGGACGCCTCCGAATGTACCGCCGGAGATGGAGGGGGCGTACCGCGCCGCGTTCAACGACCTATGCGGCGCCGTCGCCGTTCTCGAGATGCTCACCCGGCCACTGCCGGAGGAGTCCACTCCATGATCGAGACGATGCGCGTCGCCGTGACGACGGATCCCTGCCAGCTCGCCGGCGCGATCGCCAAGGTGATCCGCGAGGGTTCGGACGTTGCGCTCGCGACGATCGGGAATCGCACGGCGGGGCTTGCGGCGGTGGCGCTCGGTGTGGCGGGGGCGTACCTGCGAACGGAAAAGATCGCGCTCGGGATCTCCATTGAGGAGGTCCAGGTGCAGCTCCCGACGCACCCCGAGCCGCGCCAGGGGCTGATGTTCACGGCGCGACGACGGATTCTGAAGAGCAGCCAGGGAGAGGCTGAGTAGGGATATGGGTGGCGTCGGTCAAAGTGGGAGGCCTCTGGCGGTCCGGACTCCGATCCAGCAATGCAGGCTCGAGACCTGCCGCCGCCCAATGGTGTCGATCGATAGCACGTACTGATAGCCCCTCGGCGCCGGCGATCCTGGGCAGGCCGGCGCCGGGGGAGTGCGGGACGCGAGGCAGTCCGTGGCATCGCTAGGCAAGGCATAGTCTGGCAAGGAGAAGTTCATCATGTCAGCCATCGTGTTCGGTTCGGCAGAGGCGCAGGCGATCGTCAAGAAGGATCAGGTGTACCGGCGTGCGGAAGAGCAGGCAAAAGAGCGCGAGCAGTTGATCGCCGAGGGAAGGCTGTATCGCGTGCGCACGGTCGAGACGGTCTGCTACTTCAAGGTCTATGAGGTCGAGGCCAGGGACGCGCACGAGGCGAGAATGAACTGCCAGAACGGCGCCGAGATCGACAGCTGGGAAGAGGAAGAGGACGACGAAGAAGTCTGCCACGACGGCGTCGAGGTCGTCACCGAGCGAAACAAGGAATGGCATCGGCGATAGGTAGACCGTCGACGGCGCGCAGCGACTGAGTTGACCCAGGAGGATCGCCATGCCTCAGCTCTCGATTCGCGACAAACGCCACCTCCTCGCCACGGGGCAGGCGCTCCTGATGTTCGCCGCCGTCGCGCCGGTTGCGCCCGATGAGGAGCCGCCGGCCGCGTTCGCCGGCCCGCGCTGCCGGTGCTGTGGGATGCGCGAGCAGCCGCTGATCGATCCAATCGATGACGGCGGCCTGTGCCCCGGCTGTCGCCACGACGTGACGGTGCTCGCCGAGCGCTACCACCTGCCGACCGTAGAGGTGATCGCGCTGTGGACGGCGCCACGCGTCAACGCGCATGACCCCGCCGAGCTGTCGGCGTTCGAGGTGTGGATCCGCCAGTACGAGACCGCCAACCACGAGGCAGTGATGGCATGACAGACGCGACGTCGCTCCTGCGCCAGAGGTTCTTCTTTCAGAGCGCCCATCATGCCGAGCAGTGGCGCACCAAGGACGGCCACGTCGGCTATTCGCCGGCGTGCGAGCGCCGGTTCAGTGAGGCGTGCAAGGCGCAGGGGTTTCGCTGCGGCGCCTGCCCGGAGCGCACGCCGACTCCCCTCAGCGACGAGCGCCTGGCCGATCACCTCAAGGGCCAGATCACCCTCGGCGCGTACCAGCTCCGCGAGGATGGTACGGCGGGCTGGCTGTGCCTGGACGTGGACGCCGACGAGGATTCGGACCACGCCCGCGCGAACGTCAAGCGGCTCGTCACACTGCTGCGCCTGACGTGCGAGCAGATCGCCCTGCCGGTGGCCACCGAGTTCACCGGCAACAAGGGCTTTCACCTCTGGGCGTTCGTGCCCGATGGCGCGCCGGCGCGCGATCTCCGCCGCCTGGGGCAGTGGATCGTCGATACGACGCTCACCGAGGAGGGCGAGTTCTCCGGCCTCCACGTGGAGGTGTTCCCCAAGCAGGATCGGCTCGACGGGTCGGACCCCTATGGCAACCTGGTCAAGGTGCCCCTCTCGCGCCACAAGAAGACCGGCAACCGGTGCCTGTTCGTGGACGCCGACTGGAAGCCGTACCCCAACCAGGTCGAGTACCTGGCCGGTGTGCCCACGGTGACGGCGGAGGCAATCGCGGTGCTGCTCGAGGAGTGGGTGCCCGAAGAGAAGGAAGAGAAGCGCCCTGCACCGGCGACGCCCTCCAAGGGGCGCCTCGCCAAGGCCACGCGGGACTTTATCACCCACGGCGCGGACGCGGGCGAGCGCAACGACCGGCTCTTTCGCGCCGCGGCGGACATGACGGGCAACGGCTACGCCGAGACGGAGATCGTGTCCATGCTGCTCGAGGCGGCGCTTCGGGCGGGCCTCGAGGAGAAAGAGGCGCTGGCCACCATCGAAAGCGCCTGCTCCAAGGCGCGCACACCGAGCGTGCCGGCGGCGCTGGAGGATTCCGACCACTATGCGCTGATCGATGGCGGGATGGTGTTCCTGAAGGCCAAGCCGCTCTACAACGGGAGTCAGTACATGGGCACGGCATTCGTCCAGACGCCGGTGACGAACTTTGCTGCGGAGCTGGCGCGCGAGATCGTCCAGATGGACGGCGACGAGCATTCGGCGGTGTACGAAATCGCCGGGCAGGCGCCGGATCGGCGCTTCAAGGTCGAGATCAGCGGCGAGGATTTCAGGGATGAGCGCAAGTGCCGCGGCATCGTGGGCGCAAGTGCCGGGGCCAGGGCGATGATCTTTTCGCAGCGTCACCTGCCACTCGCGATACAGTGGATGTCCAACGGCTTTCCGGTGGAGACGCGCTACCTCTCGACGGGGTGGCAGACGGTGGAGGGCGAGCTGGCGTTCCTCACCCCCGGTGCGGCGCCGGAGCTGTGCGACGTGGATGCCGAGTGCCGCCGTTACGAGGTGCGCCCGGGCGATACGGTGCAGGGGCTCGATGCGCTCCTCAACGGTCTGCTCGAGGCGTTCCCCCACGCGGTGACTTACCCCGCCGTCGCCCACGCCTTCCTCGCGCCGCTCTATCGCTGGGTGCGCTCGGCCAAACGCTACGCTCTTCACCTCGTGGGCGAGACGGGCTCACTCAAGACCTCCTACGCCTGCGCGCTGCTCGGACTGTACGGGCCCGAGTTCGCGTCAGAAGAACCGACGGAGAAGTGGGGCAGCACCTGGAAAAAGATCGAGGTACTCGGCCACCAGGCGAAGGACGTGCTGTTCCTGGTCGACGACTATAAGCCGCGCTATGTGAAAACGTCCGAGTTCACCCAGCTCATTCAGAACTATTCCGAGTCGCGCGGTCGCGGCCGCCTGAATCGCGATTCCTCGATCCAGGACACGAAATGGATCCGCGGCGCGCTGATCACCACTGGTGAGGACATCCCCGAGTCTGAGTCCAGCGTCATCTCGCGCATGCTGATCCTGCGCCTGTCGCGGCCGGTGGGCGCCAACGAGCCGCTCACCCACGCGCAGCGCCTGTCGCCCCACCTCAACGCCGTGATGCACGCCTACACCACCTGGCTCGCCGCGATCATGCCGGGGACCGAGGCGCAGGTCGACCGCTGGCTCACCGAGTGGCGCGATCACTATATCGCCATCTGCCCGCGCTCGGCGACGAATCCGGGGCGCATCGCGTCGAACCTCGCGCAGAACCGTTTCGCGTTTCACACCATGGGCCAGTTCCTGATCGAGCAGGGGGCCTGGACGGCGGCGGAGTATGAGGCGCGCATGGCGGAGTACGACGCCATCGCCGAGGCGTTGGTGCTCGAGATGGCCGAGCGCGTCGGCAAGGAGAAGGCGAGCAATAGCTACCTCACCGCCATCCGGGCGCTGATCGAGTCGGGCGAGATGCCGCTCCTCGGGCGCAGCGCCGATGGGCCGGAGAACGGCGCCGCATTCCTCGGTTGGCGCGACGATGAGTGGATCTATCTGCTGCCCGACGTGGCCTATCAGGCGGCGGAGCGCTGGCACCGCGCGATGGGTGGCTCGTTGGGGTTCACCCGTCGCGCCATCGAGGAGCAGCTCGTGGACGATGGGGCACTCGACGTAAGTTCCGAGTCGGGCCGCGCACGCACCACGATCACGATCCGGGTCGGCAAGATGAATAACCGTATCGTGCGCGTGCTCAAGATGTTCCCCTCGGCGTTGGAGTTCGCCAATGACTCGGGCGAGGCGGCGCAAGAGGAGTTGCCGTTCTAAATCGGACTCATTTAGTCTGTAACCCGCTGTAACCCTGTAACCCGCTAAATCAACCGCTCACACTACGAAAAGTGCCTCGGCCTGTAACCCAGAAATGCGGGTTACGCGGGTTACAAGGGGGTCAGGAGAGTCGGAAGTGCATGTACTGTAACCCAGAAATGCGGGTTACGCGGGTTACAAGGGAGAATGGCAACGGAGAGCATGTTTGTTGTAACCCAAAAATGCGGGTTACAGGGTTACAAGGCGGCCGCTGTAACCCATAGCGGGTTACAGCGGGTTACAAGCGGTTACATGCTGTTTTAAAGTGATTTAAGGGGGTATCGCATCATGGCCGATCCCGAGTACATCACCAAGTCCTACGCCGCGCTGGATGGCGCCCTCGCACAGTATGAGGCCATGTGGGGGCCGACCGACGGCCTCCACGCGCTGCCCCAGGCGATCCAGCTCGAGACGCGCATCGCGTTGGGAGAGGCGTTCGTCGCGGCACACCCCGCCGACGGCCAGGCCAGACAGCACCTCGCGCAGCTCCGGCATCGCCTGGCGCAGGCGCTGGCCGATCCCGCCGATCGGCGCCGCTGTGCCCGCTTCCGTGAGGCGGAGGAAAAGTTCCGCTACCACGAGAAGCAGTACCTGGCATTGCTGAGGGGAGAGAGGAAAGAGGAGGTGGCGGCGTGACCGTCTCCCCCGCCCAGGCCGCCGCGCGCCGGCGTTTTATGCAAGAGCATGCGCCCATGACCGACATCCCCAAGTCACAGGCTACTTTCGTCGATCCCGAGCTCGTGGGGCGCCGGCTCTATCATTCAGCCCTCGGCGTCGTGCTGGCCTACGAGTATTCGATGCACGCCAGCACAGGGGATGTGGTTCACGCCGGCACTGTCGAGCGCGTGCGTCCAGGGCTGGGTATCGCCCTCGGCAGCCACTGGGCTTACTGGGCCGATCGGTTGCAGATCATCCTATCCAAGGGGGAATGCCATGCCCCGCACGGCGGCAAAGAAGGATCTCAACCATGATGAGATCGCCGAGACGTTTCAGCGCCTTGGCTGGGGATGGAAGGACACCTATCAGTTGGGCCTGGGCTTTGGTGATGGCGTTGCCTGTCGGCCATGGGTCAACGTCCTGGTCGAGATCAAGCACGGCAAGGGGCGCCTGACCCGGGCCGAGCAGGAGTTCCGCGAGGCGTGGGCTGGGCCGTACGAGATCGTGACGAGCGTCGACGACGTGCTGCAGGTCAATAACAAGTACAGTCGGCCGGACTGGTACAGGGGTTGAGCATTGTTGACAATAAATAACGCAATCTCATTCACCGTACTTGGAGGCCCCATGGCCAAGCCGGCGATCAAACGAAGCTGCCGCATGATCGACATGATGCAGCGCTTGCGCGACGCCTGGGTCACGAAAGAGCAGCTCGCGGCCACGTACGGCGTATCGCTGCGCACGGTCGAGCGGGATCTGGCCGACCTTGAGAGCGAGCCGATCTATGCGGCGGTGGTGAACGATGGCAAGGCGCCGGTGAGGTTTCATATTATCAGTGGGAAGAGGGGGGAGTGATGGCCGACGAAACGCTGCTGCCGTGCAAGTGCGGCGCAATGCCGCAGGTCGAGCTTTCTGACATTGGATACTACTACGTCTACTGCGCGGAGTGCGGTTGGATTGTGGCATGTTCCGAGACCAAGTCCGCAGACGAGGCAATCCGTATATGGAATGACTCGTGGAGTGATGCTTCTACCGACCCCCTCGTCGCCGCGCAAGCCGAGCTTGCCCGCCTCACCGCCGAGCTTGCCGCCAAGCAGGAGCGCATCGACACGTTCACCGAGTGCCTGAGAGCCGTTGCCGACAAGTGGCACGCGGCGCACCCCGACGCGCAAATCTACCCTTCGGGCGCGGACCTCGTGGTGTGGCTCAAGGAGCAGGTGGACGCGCTGAGGGAGAAGCGCTGCGAGACGTGCAAGCATTACGATGGGGCCGAGCACCTATCCATCTGTTGGACGCACGATAGCTACGTGGAACCCAACGGCT